CGTGGCTGCTTCTGATGCCTATGACCGCGTTATTAGTTGGGGAGATGGTCAGTCCAGTAATTATGGTCCTGATGTTGACATCACTGCTCCTGGTATAGATGTAAACGTGGCAAATGTTTCCGGCGGTTACACGGAACTTTCTGGTACTTCCTTGAGCGCAGCCATCACATCTGCTGTGGTGGCACAATATGTGAATGGCAACTCTACGTTGACAGCACAACAAATTCAAACTATGGTTCTAGATTCCAGTGCTGAAAATATATTGTTTAGAAATGAAACCATTTATGGTGGCACACCTAATCGCTTACTTAAAACTTTATTTTTACGTGGGCTTCTTATTTGGGATCAACCTATAGGGACCATGTTTCCAGTACAGCGAGGTGTAACTACCACGTTAGCATTAAGCACGGTGGCTGATTTATCCAACGCATTATATGATGACTATTCTTCACCTGGTGTGATTCACAAAAAATTACCTTGGATTAACAGCAGCTACTCTGATAAAAATTTAACATTAACCATCACGCCTGATTCAGAAGTCACAGTTGGTTTTTATAGTTTAATGATTCAGGCTGTAGATAAAGAAGGTGTCACCTACTATTCAAGATTTAAAGTGGGCGTATATGAAACCAATTTAAGTGAATTGGATACAGTTGAAACAGAATACTATTTAACTGTGAATGAAAACAATGAAACTCAGATTGCTGTGACACCATTCCCAGGTACATTTTGTGTTACAAATAATGATTGTCCCAAGGGTGAATACTGTTGTAACTACGTTTGCGGGGCATACGCCTGCTAATGTGATTCATTGTTATGATAGTAACTTCCAAAATAGATGAGCAAAAATGGATTTGGGTGAAGGTTCCCAAAACAGGAACCCGAGCATATTTTGAGCTGTTTCAATTACCTAAAAATAAAGTAAAAATAAAATACGGCTATCCAGTTGTGGGTGCGACGCCGAGCGTCGCGGCGGCGTTGGAGGATGATGAGAACAGGTTTCTACATACACATTATACGTTTCAGGTACTTTATACATTACATGGAAGAAAACATCCAGGGTTCACGGTGGTGCGACACCCGTTCAATAGATTCATTTCCGCATTAAATCATCTGATTGATACCGGCACTGCTGGAAAAATGCCTTATGATACTATAGAAAATCTTACAGATTTTTTATTAAATAATTTTGATAAAAACTGCATGCCAAAGAATGATAAATCTATAGAACAAATTTTTGATTTGAAGTATACTCCATACCAAAATTCTTTTTTCCAAACACAAACTTATTGGGCCTACCACCCTAAAGTACAATGGTTCAAATATGAAAATATTGAATATTTCAATGAATGGATTGAAACCACTTTAGGATTTAATACACAGAATTTAAAAATAGTCGGGAAAATAAAAACCAATCATCTATCTCACTTGAACGTGCATGATGAAAAGTTTAAAAATATGATTGAACATCTCTTTCATGCTGATTATAAAATTTTTGGATACACTTGACATCATTGAAACATCATAGTATGTTTCTATAAACAAGGAGGTATCATGAAAAAATTTACTACTTTATCCTTATTGTTATTTCTGTCACTGATGGTCACACCTAAGGTGAAACCCATAGAACGTGTACCAGTATTGAAACCCATCTCCATATTGAATCCAAAAGATGTGGAATGCCTGGCCAAAAACATTTACTATGAAGCTCCGTCAGAACCCTATCTTGGGAAACTGGCTGTGGCCACGGTCACCATGAATCGTGTCCGGCACCCAGACTTTCCAAAAACCGTGTGTGGTGTGGTGTATCAAAAGAACTCACGTGGATGTCAGTTTTCTTGGACGTGTGGTCCTAAAGCAGCATTCAATAGTAAATTGTACACACAAGCCAAAGAAATTGCTGTTACAGTGTTGACAAACAATGTGAATGTTGTTAGTTTAGAGAATGCACTATATTTTCACAATACCAAAGTGACCCCCAATTGGGCATTTGCCCGACCTGTGGTACGTATCGGCGGTCACATCTTTTACGAGCCTAAAACATGACAGCTGAGCAAGATGCAAAAATATTAACTGTAGAATATCTCATCACAAGAGAATTCACAAGTTCCGTTGAATTCTCTATTTTCATAGAAAAAGAAGCTCTTCGAAGAAAGATTGGGTGCTTTGAAGCGTTGATTGATTATTGTGAAGAAAAAGGCATAGAACCCGTAGCAGTGGCCACCATGATTACCAGTTCATTGAAAGCCAAGATACAAGCAGAAGCCGAGGAAATGAATCTGTTGAAAAAGACTGCCAAACTTCCTGTATGAATGTTTCTGACGCCTACAAGATTTACACCTCGTTACGGCTTCATTTCACCACAGACAACTATGACATCCGAAGTGGTATCGCACCTCGGCCTCCCAGGGCAGGAGTGAAGGTCAGCTTCAAGAAGAAGCTGGAAGTGTTGATGAAGCAGTACAATTACAATCAGGATGAATTCATCAACTATCTGGTGGCCAATTTCCTGAATGGTAATGAATGGGGAATATTTGAGAACACAGGTCCGGAAATCTACACGGAATGGAAACGTATCCAAGAAAGTTTGACCTACACCTACACACAAGATGTGAAGAATCTGGCATGGAATGTCACCATTCTGGAAGATGCCTGGGATTGTTCCCAGGGACATCCGGTGATTCTCAGGGAGTATTGTGGTAAAAGATGTCGGTTGGAAACACTTGTGATTCTAAATAAACTATATAAATTTACTACAGAGGTGGATGAACAGCTGGTGTTGGATCCAGTTTGGAATTCTGTCTCACGCACGATACACAAGTATTCACCTTTCATCAAAGTGGAGAAGGACAAATTTTCAATGATTACGCACAAGGCTTTCTATGAGTAAGTATCAAGATTGGGAAGAAGATGAATATCGCAGCTTCAAGAAACCCAAGAGGGTAGAGCGAGATAAGTTTGGCAAACACCGCCACGCCATCTATGATATGCTTGACACGGAGTTTGATGAAGATTATTTTGATGAAAGTTATTCAGATGAAGAATATGATGAAATTGATGAGCGGTAACAATATCATGGCAGTACCATACGCAACATACATTTTACATACACCGTTATACAAGGAGAAACACAATGTCTTACACAAGTTTATCTGATTTACGCAAGAATCGTGGCAACTTCGATAACCTCATGAAAGAGGTGGAAAAGATTGCAAATCCCCAAACAAGCGAACGCCGTGAAGATGACCGTTTCTGGTCACCCGCTGTTGACAAGGCAGGCAATGGTTATGCTGTGATTCGCTTTCTTCCTCCCACAAAGGGTGAGGAACTTCCCTGGGTACGTGTTTGGAATCATGGATTCCAAGGCCCATCAGGTCGCTGGTACATTGAGAACAGCTTGACCACATTGAATCAACCTGATCCTGTGTCTGAATTGAATTCAGAACTTTGGAATTCCGGTATCGAAAGCAACAAGGAAATTGCTCGTAAGCAGAAGCGTCGGCTGAGTTACATTGCCAACATTCTTGTTGTCAAGGATTCCACAAATCCTCAGAACGAGGGCAAGGTGTTCTTGTACAAGTTTGGCAAGAAGATTTTCGACAAGATTAAGGATGTGATGCAACCTCAGTTCGAGGATGAGGATCCCACCAATCCATTTGATTTCTGGAAGGGTGCCAACTTCAAGTTGAAGATTCGCAATGTGGAAGGATACAGAAACTATGACAAGTCAGAGTTTGAACCCGTGTCATCCATTGCTGAAGATGATTCTGCTATTGAAGTCATCTGGAATCAACAACATCCTCTTCAAACGTTCTTGGATGCCAAGAACTTCAAGAGCTATGATGAATTGAAGAAGAAGTTGGATATGGTGTTGAAGGGAGGACCTACTGCCGTGACTGCTGATAAGATTTCAGAAAGTCGTATGGAAGATGAGCCTGTGGCAGCGGCTCCTCGAATGAAGACAGCACCTGCTCCTAAGATTACAGAAGAGGATGAGGATGACACTCTCAGCTACTTCAGTAAGTTGGCTGAAGATTAATTAAAAATAACTGGCAAAAAGAAAGGGGGCCTAAAGCCCCCTTTCCTGCTATACCCGTGCCACTCGTTTATCTTGGAATCGTATAAAACTATTATCTTGTATACGAACTGATGTTGGGCCAGGGGGAGTGATAGGATCACCACCACCGGGAGCTACTCCCATGTTATTGATGGTTGTTGATGTTCCTGTAGTTGGCATATCCGGTGCTGCCGCTTCTGTTGCAGAAGAAACCTGTTGTGCAGTACTTGTGGTTGGTTTGTTGTTGGCCATTTGACTTGCCTGAGCCACAGATGCCATCATCATAGCTTTTTTCATTTCCTCTTGCTGTTTCTTTTCTTCACGTTTCTTTTTGCGCCATTGCCATAGTTTATAGGCCCCATATCCAATGGCTCCAATAGCCAAAGCCCCCAATACAAATGGAGCAGCAGCAGCGGCCGCACCACCTAATGCTGCCAATGCGCCGCCCCCTGCAGCAGCTGCCCCAGCTCCGG